CTGTTGGATGTATGTTTAATAGGGCAAGAGTAACGATTCGGTGGCCGCGTGGATGACCTCAGCCGCGAAGTTTTGTTTTGATATAAGCAGAGGGCGCCGTACGGGGTGTAGTACGGTGTCGTGGGCTCGGAGATGTGTATATGCGGCAGCACATGGAGAGGAGCAAGCAACTCAGGGATGCGGGGATTGGGGTGACAGTACTTCGTGCAGGGAAGTACAAAGCCCTTGCTGGTCCGTTCGAGAAGCTGAGCGACGAGGCCAAAGCGGGCTTGCAAAAGTCCCTTGACGCAGTCTATGGAGTCTTTGTAGAACAGGTCTCAGCAATGCGTGGTTATTCTACAGAATACGTCGACAAGATGATGGCTCAAGGGCGCGAGTTCATCGGGGAGGAGGCCGTAGGCCCTGGCTTGGTAGATGGGATTACTTCATTCGATGCGCTTCTGTCCAAGGTTCAAGCCCAAACTGTTGACAAGACACAAAAACTAAAGCAAGATTCATACCATAACCAGATCAAAGAGGCGAATATGAAAAAACGAGTGCTCACCGAGAGCATAATTACGGCTCTTGCAGAAGGGGCAGTCCAGGTTGAAGAAGTCCAAGGTCAATCTAATGCAGGAGAAGCTGCTGCCATCGTTACTGCTGAAGTTGCAGAGCCTGAAGCCATTACTGCTGAAGTCTCCGTGGCTTCCGAGGTTCCCGCAGAGGAGCCAAAAGTTGAAGTAGTTGCTGAGGTCAAGCCGGACGCGGGTATCGTTGCTTATTTGCAAGGTCAGGTTGCTGAAAAAGACAAGGCACTTCTTGCTGCCAACGTCGAACTTTCCAATATTCGCAAAGACCATGCTGACTTTACAGCGGTTGTTGGCGGACTCATTGAAGTCGTTGGTAACTCGATGACCAATATGTCAGTTGCTCTTGACGGCGGAAAGATTGATGTGACGGGCATGGCCCCAATCGCAATCCTCGCTGAGCACAAGCGGCTGAGTGAGCAGTTCAAATCCAAATTCAAGGCGGGCGGCGTGGGTGCAGTGGATGCCGCCGATGTTTCGGCTGAGCCTGTCAAGGTTGATCCCTTGTACATGCAACGGCTTGCCTCGGTTCGTTCCACTGTAAAAGCCAAATAACTAGGAGATAAATTATGGCCAAGTTTCAAATGAAGGAGCGCATTCCTACTTCCGCCAAGACCGCACGTTTGGCTGAAGGCACGGACGCCGCCAATGCAACGCCAGCTACGCTGGTAGCGAATAACCACTCGGATGCGGAAGTTGGCAAGATTGTCAAAGTCCTTGGTGAGTCTCGGTATGGCTTGGCTGCTGCTGGTAATCAGATTGAAGGGTTTGTCTCTTCGGTTGAATCGGCTACGGCTGATGGTTTCACCATCGGTTCAGTGATTGGCACGGTGGGTAACTATAAAGAGGTGACTTTCGACGGCCTCCAGGCTACTCCGGGTACGGGTACGATTGCCATTGGCGACCGTGTCGTTACGGGCACCGTCGTCGCCAAGGGTACGGCTCTTACTGGTCCGGCGCGAGTTACCAAGGCCACTACCCAAACGGGTATGGACTTCGTGTGGCAAGTTGTTTCATTGGGCTCAGCGGGCACGGGTGCGGTTAGCACTACCGGCGTCATCGAGCGCATTTCTTAATCGTTTGGCCCAAAGAGGAGAACTATAAATGGCCGCATTCATTGACGACACTGGTAATACCCAGCAACTTCCACTCGACGTGTCTATGTACCGTCAGGCTGCTGACAATCAGATGTCCTTCGAGCAGTTCATTAACCGCCAGTATCCGGCATCGGTACATGGCAATACCTTCGATCAACTGCTTGCCTCAGAGGGCATCTTCTGCCGCCCTAACCGTAACATCGGTTTGCGTGCCGCCAATATGGACGAAGTCCTGAATGGCCGCTCACGTATGGAAGCTGGCGTCGTGGTTAAGGAAGCGGTCCCCGCTTCGCGTATCCTTGCCCCGGCTGCTATCCTTTCAGCGGTTGAGGACAAGATCCTTGCTGATCTTGAGATGAACCCGATGGCGTTTGACAGCATGATCGCCCTTGATGAGGCCATCAACAATGATCGCTGGGAGCGTGCAATCCTTAACTTCTCGAAGCCGGAAGCCGCACGCAGTGCTGTGATTGGCCAGCTTGCTCTGCCAGCATCCATGCTGACGATCACTGCTTCGCAAGTCACCCGTGCAATTCCTACCCGCTCTATCGGTATGGAAGTGTCCGACCAAGCGCTGAAAGCAACTTCACTGGATCTCGTGACTCTTGCCTTGGCTCGCCAACGTGCGACTGAGCGTAATGAGCGCACCAATGAGTTCCTCCTATCGCTGCTTAACGGTGATGTGGATATTGGCATGGTGGCCCTGAGTACGATTGCCAACAAGGTTGTGAAGGCTAGTGTATATGATAGCTCAATCGTGGCAGCAGGCGTGCTTACCCAGAAGGCATGGATGGCCTATCTGATCAAGAACGCAACTCGTCGCACGATTACCCATGTTGTTACTGACATCGCAGGCGCTCTGGCTATCGAGCAGCGTACCGGCAAGCCAGTGATCACTGGGGATAACCCGAACTCGCCGCGTGTCAATACCGAGATGTCGGTAGTCAATCCGCTGTGGCCAGCAAATGTCCGTATCTTCATCACCACGGATACGAATTGGCCTGCCAACACGATCCTGGGCTTTGACGCCGGATATGGTATCCACCGGGTTACGAGTACCTGGGCATCGTATGAGTCGGTCGAGCAGTTTGTTCTAAAAAGAAGCACGGCAATGCGCTTCGATTCCGGCGAAGTGGTTGAGCGCCTGTTCGATGACGCATTCGACGTACTCACGCTCATACCTTAAACCATAGGCTAAGGTATGAATTAACGGACCCCCACAAGGGGTCCGTTTTTTTTTTTACTCTACCAACAACCAACTTGGTAAGTCTAGCCCGATGTCTTCAAGGTATGCTTTCACTAACGCTTCTGGTTTTTCAAGGGCTCTATTACAGATTTTGCGGTGGGCACTTTTTATGTTATTCGATGAGTCTAGAAAGTCTGGGGTGAGCGCAAATTTTCTAACTCCGATGTTGAATCCAATAATGTGACTGTGCTGTAGTGGGTTTTCTAATGATGGGGGACCCCCACACACAGCACACGTTAGTGTGTGTTTCTGTTTTATGTAACGTACTGGCATGCGGCGCATATAAGTCCTCCACTCATCTTGGGTCAGGAATACTCTTCCGTCGAATCCACTCATTTGCTCTGCTCAAGGAGAGCAGACATGGCATAGCGAATAGCCTGTGCTACTGAGATATCGTGATGCTTTGCATACTCCTCAATGCGGAGTTTCAATATAGGGGTGCAGTGGAATATTATCCGGGAAGATTTTAGTGTCATTTATAGCTCCAGTAAGTTATTAACAATATATAGAACCTATATAGCATCTGTCAAGGTATAGATTTTGCTTGCTCTCTGTGTTAAATTGTCTTTACTTAATAAGAGGCGTACAAATGGCCAGACAGAAAGCTATTTTCGACGAGCCCAAAGTTGAGATTCGGGTAAAGGTCGTACAAGGCCTTGCCATGATTGACCCCCTTACGGGCACGACTTACACCACGTCCCCAACCTTGGTGGTTCAGCCATCAGTGTGGGTTGATACTCATTTGGAACTCGGTAATCTCATAAGGGTTTAGCATGGCAGCGGTCCTGACCTACACAACCTATGAGGATGTGCGCGCAGTCCTCGGAATATCTGATGATGAATTAGAGGATGCCGCACTTGATTTAGGGGTGTATGCAGGAGACTTGTATCTAGCCCTTACTGAGATTAGCGAGGACCTCCCCGCACTTTACGTTACGAAGAAGGCCATTGCTGAGGAGAGTCGTACTGCGGATGAGCAGAAGTTCGTGCTGCTTGTGTCAAGGTTTGCTACTTATCAGGTAGCCCTCCAATCCGGTGCGGCGATCCTGATGGGCGCTCAGAAGATCACGGATGGCAAAGCGGAGATGGCCCGCTTCACGTCATCACCTTACAGAGACTTGCTGGATCGGGTTGAAGCAGAGTATGCCCGTGTTCGCAGACTGCTGGAGGATATCTTCGCTACGCTGACGGGCGGGGACACAGTGGCTAACCCAGCAGCCACCCTGCTTGTTGGTGCGAAGCCAGCAGTTGATCGAGTAACAAACGCATGAAGTTGAGTAAGGTTGCCGGGTACTTCGACAACCTCGTTGGGCAGGATGCCTATGGCACAGCCACGTTTCTTTGCCAGTTTGAGCCACTAGCCTACTCCAAAATTGATGGGGTCGCTGTACGCAAGCGCCAGATATCCACCGTTGAGGGCGTAACGATGCCTGCTCGGGGGGCTATCCTTATTGATGGGGATGTCTACTTGGTAGGGCACCCTGCCCCTGATTACTGGATGGGTGCAGTAATTCGCAACACGCATGTAATCCAGGGCACGGATGGTCTCGCGGACCTTACCAGTATTGCGGATGCTTTGGTGTCTGCCCCTGCTGTATCAGCCTATGCCGCCTTGGTATTCAGCAGGTATTTGCCGGATAATGCAGACTCCAGCAAGTATCCACCACAGTACCAAGTGTTTCTTGCGGGGACTGAGAGTGCGCCAGCCAACACCCTCATCCTACTGAATGGGGTGTGGTTCCTGGTCAAGGAATCCTACATCTCTACGTCAGGACTACGCATAGCCCTTGCTAATGTACTTGACGAGCCAGCGTTTGGAATGGCTACCTTGCAGACAGAGACTTATGATGTGGCCACAGACAGCTATACATCAATCCCTACTAGCCTCACGGTACTGCGGGTTAAGTGGACTGAGCACTTTAACTACTTGAGCAAGGCGTCGGAGACTTACGAACGAGGGGATCAGCAGCTATTCTTGCCGATGACCGTAACCCCTAAAGAGTCGGATACGTTGGACTTCCCAGATGGGACATGGCGTATCCTTGCCGTGCAGGATGAAACTACTCATTGGTCGTGCCATGCGCGTAGAGATTAAAGGAATTGATAGCTTCATGCGGAGCATCGACACGTGGGTAGGCCGTGTCGAGAAGGGCGTGGCGGAAGCCGCTATGGGCCTTGCTCATGAGGCGTTTAATGAAATCCTTGAGAACGCACCACAGAACTCAGGTGACTTCGTAGCCAATACCAAAGTATCCAAAGGGACCATAAACCCTTCCTTCACGCCCTTCGCTCTCAATGCGAAGGTGAATCAGTATAGTCAAGGAAGTAGCCCGGCTCAGGCTTATGCAAAGTCAAGGGCCTCGTGGGTACCCGGAAAACTGGGGGAGGCTGTGTTCATTCATAGCACGGCCCAACACGATGAACCCTATTCTTGGAAGATTGAAAGTGGCCAGATCAAGCTACGCCCTGTGAATGCTGGCGCGTCTCATATTTATGAGCGAGCTTATCGACATACACAGCGTATGTATAGAAATATATACAGGGTTCAGATGGACGCGCTGACAAAGGCCGGGCGATGACTACCTACGTACAAGTGCGGGATACCTTGGCCACCCTTGTCAATACGGCATGGACGACCCAGTATCCTTCAGTTGCTATCTTCCATGAGAATACAAAGCAAATCCCCCTGGATACGGTGGGTAAGAATTTCCTACTTGTACTTGTTGAGTTTGAGGACACCTTCCGAACGAGTGTGGATCTTAACCCAATCAGTGAGTCGCATGGGGTTATTAGACTACGCTTGTTTGCCAAGGAAGGATCAGGCGTGCGTACCGCGCTTGGCATGAAGGACTATCTGACGAACGCCTTGAAGTATCAGGTTACAGGGGGCATTACACTCGACTGCCCCACCCCAGGGCGTAGCGAAGATCGGGATGGATGGACATCGATGGACCTCATCGTTCCGTTTCAGTTCTGGCAGTGACGTAAACCCTTGACTTTAGAGCCAAGTTAAGCAAGAATCGTACCAAGTACCAAAGGAGCGCCAAAGAGCGCTAAGATAACTACTACAAAGGAACATTCAATGTCTATTACCCTCTCTACTGGCGTTATCCTTCAAGTTGCCAAAACCTATGCATCTTCACTGTCCTTCTCAGCTATCTCCAACGCAACTCAGGCTGTCTGCACTGTGACAGGTTCAACGATTGTGGCAGGGGATTACGTTGAAGTAAGTTCTGGTTGGGGCCTACTGGACAAGCGTGTTTGCCGGGCTTATACGGGTTCAAACGCGACCTCGCTTATCCTTGAAGGGATTGATACCACAGATACATCGAAGTACCCGGCGACCACAGGAGCTGGGTCTGTCCGTAAAATCTCAGTATGGACCGATATGTCGCAGATCAAGTCGGTGACGGCTTCAGGCGGTACGCAGAACTATGCTGACATTACCTCTATTGTTGATGTTGTCGAGCGCAAGATTCCGACGACCCGCTCCGCAATCGACATGACTATCGACTGCTACGATGACCCTACGTTGGCTTGGTACGCTGACGTGAGCGTTGCCGATGCTGCGCGTACCCCCTATGGGTTACTGATGAAGTTTCCGAACGGATCGAAGCTGGCTGCTAATGCCTACTGGTCGTTGCTGAAGGTTCCGACGATGGCTGTTAATGAGGCCCTGATGACGCAGATCAGTTTGTCCTACGCCGCAGAGCCGGTTCGCTACGCCAGCTAAGACTGAGTTCTTCTAACCAGCCTGGTGACGGGCGTGCGGCTTCCCCCGATTCCCGCACAGGTTAGAGAACACTTATTGAATCGGGGACCATTAAGAATTGGGGAATGAGTATGTTTAAGCTACAGCCGAATCCAACCTTCAAGGTTGACGTTACGATCCCGCGCCCAGAGGGTGATGGGACTATCAAGTTTGAGTTCAAGCACAAAGGGCGCAAGGCTCTGAAGGAGTTCTATGACTCCATTGGGGAGGGCGACAGCAGCAGGCCCGACCTGGACGTGGTCCTTGACTTGGTTGCTGGGTGGAGTGGGGTGGATGTTCCGTTCTCTCCTGAAGCGTTGGACGACCTACTCGATAATTACCCAGGCTCTACCGGGGCGATCTTCGAGGCGTACCGCAAAGGCTTGGTGGAGGGTAAGCAAAAAAACTAATAGCTCTGGCGGAGCGGATGTACGATCCCGGTCCGTCAGATGCTGAGTTAATGGCAATTGGCATACGTCGTGAAGACGTAGTGAACAACGATGTACAAGAAATATGGCCAGAGAATTATGAGCCGTTTCAGTTGTTCTCTGAGGTTAGTTCGCAGTGGCGTGTAGGCTACGCCGGGCGAACAAGCTTGGATTACAATGTAATCTTCACCCTAATGGGCCTTAAGGGGGTTAAGAAAAAGAAGCAACTAATTCTGATCGAGGCCATTAAGACACTGGAGAGGTCAGCCCTTGAACGCATGTATAGAGATTAATGGGGGCACACAGTGATCGAAGGCGCAGCTACCTTATTCCTTCAGGTCGATACCACTAAAGCCAATCTGGCCATACAGGAACTCAGGACGGCCCTCCAGACCATCCCCAACATCCAGCTAAAGGTGCAGACGGGGGAGGCGGCTCAGCAGTTAAAGACGCTTAATTCGGAACTTTCGAGCCTATCCAGGATTACAGGAGCAACTAGCGCTGCGCAAGGTAAATCTATTGATTCAGTTAAGCGCAAATTTGAAGAGTTAGGTGTAGCAACTAGAGCAAGCGCAGGCCACCAAGCCCACTGGAATACTGTGGCCAACGAGGGCCACGCAGCTATACGTGGCCTCTCTGGTTCGCTTGGCGCCCTCTGGCTGACCTATGGGTCGCTTGTCCCACTACTTGCTGGTGCCGCATTAGCTGGTTCTTTGAAGAGCATCTTCACAATCGGTAAGGACCTTGAGTATCAGTTCGCTATTGTGAGCGCGATCTCTAATGGTGCCACGGTTGATATGAAGGAGTTCAACCAAGCTGTAGCTGGCTCACAGTTCACACCGACAGAAGCTGCACAGGGCTTGCGCGTATTGGCCCAAGCAGGCCTTGAAGTTAATGAGGCTACTGCGGCGCTACCCTCAGTATTGAGGTTGGCTACGATTGGCGAGACGGATATGGGTACTGCCGCCTTAGCCTCTACTGCCATCATGCATGGCTTCGGCCTCGCTGTCAGCGACTTCGGCCATATCGGGGATGTGTTTGGAAAGGCTGCGGCCATATCAGCAACCTCTGTGACCGAGATGATGGCTGCGATGAGGCAAGCTACCCTCATCTCAAACCTTTACGGGGTCTCACTTGAGGAGACTGCGGGGGCACTGGCCACCCTCGCTAATCGTGGCATTGAAGGTTCCGCAGCCGGTACAGCAATAACCAACATGACCCGTGAGTTATCCGCTCCGGTGAGTGACCGTGCTGTAAAAGTTCTTGAGCAGTATGGGATCAAAGCCCACAACTTGGATGGGTCAGCAAAGACGCTGACTGAGGACTTGATGCAGTTGCGGGATGTAACCGTGACGATGTCCAAGAGGGCGGAAGCGGATTTCCTTGGCTCTATCTTTAATAACCGAAGTGTCAAGGCGGTAGGAATTCTGCTGCATGACATGGATAAGTTCAAGAAGACGATTGAGGATCTTAAGAAATCATCTGAGGGGTTAGGCTTCACAACAGAAGCAGCCATCACGCTAAGCTTGTCACCTGAAGGAATGCTGAAGACATTGAAGAGTGACTTTGAGCGGGTGATGGATGAAATATTCCAGAGCGTCGAGCCACAAATCAAGACATTCATCAAGTCGATATCCTCCTTGGTTAACTCAAAGGAGTTCAAAGAATTCTTCGAGGATGTATCCACGTCTGTAGCATCCCTTACTCAGGCATTCCTTGAGAACATTGGGGCTATCAAGAATCTAGCTATTGCCTATGCTGCGTTTAAGGGCTTCACGATTCTGCAAGCGGGTATTGCAGGTTTGGGGCCAGCATTTAATGGTCTTAGTGCCGCATTTACAAAAAGTGCGGCCACGTTAGGTGCATTTGGGGGGGCTGGAGCAGTAGCGGGTAGGTTAGTTGGATTATCCCTAGCAGCCCTTCTTAACCCAGTTACGCTGGTAACAACAGCTATTGGTATCCTTACATATGCGGCGTTTAAAGTGTACGACGCTATCAATGGGGTGACTGATGCCCAGAAGAAGGCTATAGAAGTTGCCCGAGGATACGCAAGTGCTAATGATACGATAGTTGAATCTCTCGACCGGGGGATTGAAGTCCTTGATACGAACATCGCTAAGTTGAGGAAGCAGATTGATTTGATGCATCAAGGTATTGGTGCCGCTGACGCGCTTAAGCAGGCAACAGCGGAAGCACCCATAGATGCTGCGAATGCTAATGCCAAGAAAGCGGAAGCTGCTTATGCTGAGGCTCAACAAAAGTTAGCTGGTATTAAGGGGAGGAAGCTAGAGGCAGGAATCCCACTTTTTGACTACTTTGATAAAGAGTATAACGGGGCACTGGAGCAGGTTAAGGCGGCCCATGAGGCCATGGTAACGGCTAAGGATGACGTTAACAAGGCGATTGCCCGAGTAACCGAAGCTGGAAACTTGTCTCAAGTGCAAGCGCAGCTACAGCAGAATGTTACTCTTTCTCAGGAGGCTGAGAAACTTAATAAGGATTTGCTTGAAATTCAGGAGCGGGGACAGACTGCGCGGGAAGCATTGCAGAAGAAAGGACTTAGTAAAGAAGTTCAGGCAACTCTTCAAGAGCAGGTGAAGCAGGCAGAACTTGCCAAGAAGCTAACCCCTGTACCTGTAGGGGTTAAGGGGGATGAGGCTATTCCCCTTGCTAACAAGGTAGATAATACTATTCTCCAAAAGGAGATAGATAAATTAAAGAACGATTCATTCAAGCGCCCAGGCAGGGAGGATAACCCTCATGGGCTTATCCAAGAAAAGAAGGATGCCAAGACCATACTCAAGGATACCCTCTCGTCCAAGCTCAAGCAGGAACAGATTATCCTCTCGACTCAGCTTCTTGACCTTGATGTCAAGGTGGCTGCGCAGCAGCTTAGCTCTGTGGATGCAACTGAGCAGAAGAACGCAGCAACGCTTGCTGAACTGAATACTGAGCGCGACCTTATAAAGTCCTACATTGAGAAGGCCCAAGCCTTAGGCTTCACTGTTGAGAAAGAGAAGTTCATCAACGACCTTGCAGAGAACTCAGAGAAGTTACGCAAGCAAGAGGCTCAGTCGCTGCTTGATATGACCAAGGCCCGTACAGCAGATAGCAATGCCCTTGATAACATCGCCCTCTCTACATCCCGCTACCTTGAAGACCTTGGCCGGGAGCGTGAGGAATTGGGCAAGACGACGCTTGAAGTTACTAAGCTCCGTATTGAGCGCGAGCGCTTACGTGCTGTAGAAGATATAAAAATCCAGGAGAATCGTAAAGAGATTACACCTGTTGTTGCTGATGCCCAGATAGCGGCTGAAGAGCAGAAGGCTGCCGCCAAGAAGGCAGATGAGGAGTATCGTGCATCCTTTGTCGGAGGGTGGCAGAAGGCAACGGATGAGTACATCAAGACGACGGATGATGCCGCTACAACCGCCGCTGACTTGTTCAAGAAGGCAACGACCTCAATGGAGGACGCCCTTGTCGAACTCACCCTGACCGGCAAGCTAAGCTTCAAGAGCCTTGCAGACTCCATTATTGGCGACATCGTTCGCATGAGTTCCAAGATGCTTGTCAGTGATCTATTCAAGATGATTGGTTTTGGCGGCAACCCTCTCGTGGCTCAAGCGAACTCCGCACCGGGAGACGCCTTGGAGAATCTCTTCAAGCTTCTTCCTAATGCCAAAGGTAATGTATTTAATTCCTCGTCATTGTCAAACTACAGCAACAATGTTTACAATACACCGAAGGTATTTGCGTTCGCCAAGGGCGCCGGGGTTTTTGGTGAAGCTGGTCCGGAGGCCATCATGCCACTTACCCGAGATGCCAAAGGTAGGCTGGGCGTGCGTGCATCCAACGATGGCCAGATGCAGGCGAAGGATAGTGGGCATACAGTCATCGTCAATATCCATGGTAATAATACTGCGGCTGATGTAAGGCGGGCGGGTGGGCAACTCGGTAGGGAAGTCCTTACAGCATTGAGCGGAGCGAAGCGTTATGGCTGATTTTAGTATCCGGGATATGCCGAAGGTGTTCTCGTATGATAAGGGTAACGTAGGGACTGATAAACCTGGGCGAGAGGGGGGTATTCCCCTTACCCGTGACGCCCAAGGACGGTTAGGTGTGGGCGTTTCCACAGCCAGTATTGAGGAGCCTAAGCGTTATGGCTAACTTTCTTGAAGAACGCTTGCCCATAAAGGTACGCATGGGGGCGAGGTATGCGGACGAGTACAACGTAGAAATCACGCAGGTTGGGGGCGGGGCGGAGTACCGACGCTTGGTGCATCCTTACTCGGTACGCCACTTCACTATCCACTACACCATGGAGACTGCTGACCTGTGGAGTCAGGTGGTCGCACTTTATGCTCGGGCGTATGGAATGTACGCTGGCTTCCGAGTCAAGCATATTGATGACTACTCCACGAATGGCAACACGCTGACCCCAACCCCTTTCGATCAGCCGATGCTCTATATCTCTGCCGGGGTGTACCAACTGCAGAAGAAGTACGGGGCAGGTGCTACACCCCTTAGCATTGGCTTGCCTGTGCGGACAATCTTTAAGCCCGTCACTGGCACAGTGCGGGTCGGGGGGGCCAGCAACGTGGAGTTTTCTGGCTTGACGGTAGATACCACGACAGGGCGAGTCACCTTTCCTGCCAACAAGACGAAAAGCATTACGGCTATAACCAAGGCCGCATCGGCAGTGGTAACGGTTGACACCCATACCTTTCTGGTCAATGAGTCAGTATATTTTTCTGGTGTTGGAGGCATGACACAGATCAATGGATTGCGTGGGGTAATTACGGCTGTTGGCGCTACGACAATCACTGTCAATATCAACTCAACGGCCTTCTCGACGTACTCCAGTGGGGGTACAGCGCAGACCCAACCCCCTGTTGCAGAAGTGGTCACTGCTGGGTGTGAATTTGATATCCCTTGCCGGTTCAATTCCCGAATCGATATCGAGCATTCATCGGCGTACTTGCGTGACGCTGGGGATGTTGATCTTATTGAGTTACTAAACCCATGAAATCTGTTGTCGCTGATTATCGATATCGCACTATCTGCCTCCGCATTGTGCCGCTGGTAGGATCCCCTATCTACTTGACGCGCTACCCGCGTGACTTGACCATGGGGGGGCATACCTATCTGTCTTCATCAGGCTATGACTTTACTGGCTACAGCGCCGAAGCGAGTTTCTCGCCCTCTCTGATTGATCTCGAAGGCATCGCTGGGCTAGCTGGGATTGGATATAACGAGGTCGCTAGCGGCGTCTTCGATAACGCCCGCGCCTATCTCTTCGCCACTTCATGGACGCTGCCGGTAGAGGATGAAGAACCCATAGTCGCCAGCTTCCTTGGCAAGACCACGCTCAAAGACAAGCGCTACGTGATCGAGGAGATGGGCTTGCCTGACGCGCTGAACCAGTCAGTCGGCCTGACCTACACGGCTGCATGCTCCCGTACTTTTGGAGATGCGGGATGTGGTATCAGCTTGGGCGGACTTGCTGTTACTGGAACGCTGACTAGCGTCACCAGTTCATTGATCATGCGTGATTCGGCGCGGAGTGAAGCCGTTGATTACTTTGCTTACGGCACGCTGACATTTACCAGTGGGGCCAACACCGGACTCAAACTACGCGAGGTCAAGCGGTATGAGCTTGACGGTACGATAGAGGTATTCGAGGCGTTCCACTACCCCCCTGTCATTGGTGATGCCTACTCGCTGACCCCCGGATGTCGCAAGCGGCTTGAAGATTGTCGAGATAAGTACAGTAATATCCTCAACTTCTTTGGCTTCTCGAACGTCCCGCAGAGCAGCCAGTATAGCAAGATAGGTAACTCCTAATGACCTCTGATGACATCATTACCGCAGCCCGCGCTTGTATAAATTCACCATTCCGGCATCAAGGCCGCATCCCAGGTATGGCACTAGATTGTGCTGGGCTGGTGATTGTGGTAGCAAAAGCTATTGGCGCGGAATATACTGATGTTGTTGGGTATAGCCGGTTTCCATCAGGGGGCATACTTGAGTCTTGCCTATGCTCCCAACCCTCACTGGATATTATTACTGCAAGGGACCGCCAAGCGGGGGATATCCTGTTACTCAGATTTGCGGGGGACCCTCAGCATTTGGCTATCTTTACGGGGGATACCATTATCCATAGCTACGCTTCTGTAGGAAAGGTTTGCGAGCACGTTATGGATGCGGCTTGGGAAAAGCGTATCGTTTGTGCATATCGGTTTAAAGGAATGACATGAGTAGCGGCGGCCAAGTCGCCGGTGGTGTCATTGGCGCCGTCGCTGGCTTCTTTATTGGGGGGCCTGCAGCTGGTCTGAAGGGGGCGCTCTATGGGGCACAGATCGGTATTGCCGTTGGCGGATACCTTGACCCGCCGAAGGGGCCAGTGCAGCAAGGGCCACGACTAGCAGATCTCACCGTACAAACCTCGACCTACGGCGCCTTCATCCCTCGCGGCTACGGCACCTTCCCCGTCACCGGCAACGTCTTCTGGCTAGAGAATAATCAGTTGACCGAAACCGTTAACGAAGAATCGACGGGAGGAGGTAAGGGTGGGGGGTCGAGCGCGACTACTGAAACCTTTAGTTACTCAGCGACATTTGCGATTGGCCTTCTCGACTGCACAGATGGCGTGCCGATTACCGGCATCCGGCGCATCTGGATATCCAAGAAGCCCTTCGCTGATTACGGAAGCACTGAACTTTCAGCCGTTCTCGCCAGCAACCAAGCGTCGCAGTTTTTCACATTGCACAAAGGGGAGCTTGACCAAGCGCCGGACGAACGGATGCAGGCGACGCTGGGTATCGCCAACACGCCCGCCTACCGTGGCTTGGCCTATATCGTCTTCAAGGATTTGCCGTTGGCGCCGTATGGTAACTCTCTGGTCGGCGCGCAGATAACGGTCGAGGTCGTGAAGGCGGGAGCTATCCAGGCTTCGTTTGTTGGGCCAACGTCTACTCCCCCTATACGGAATATCTACGGAGAAAGCCTACTATTCTTCAAAGATAGACTCTGGCTAGTTGGGGGGAGGGACCAAACTCTGGGGGGGATCATTAATACAGCTACAATGGTCAGTGACGACGGGGTAAATTTTTATGAGTACGCAAGCAACTACCCAGGCTCAGACG